GAACGATACGAGGCTTGTCCTGATACTTGCCCAATAGGTGCAAGATGCCTCTAAACAACGACTTAACGCCTGTCTCAGCAAAGATACGAGCGATTAACTCTAGCTTGCCTGAGTTTGACTTCATCATCGCAGCCACAGCAGTAGCCGTAACATTGCTCAGAATGTCTGGATCAAGTCCTTGCTGTGCATCGCTAACGCCTGTACGTTTAGCCTGAACAGCATCCAAGTATTCCAGCATTGGCATGGCTTGACCGAACGTACTCTGAACCGTTAACGGAACCAGAGCATTAGGATTCTTGATACGGATAATTCCACCCGGAGTAGCATTGAGCAAGTCATCCATGTTGACCTGACCATCTACTGCGCCTACTCGATTGTTGTTAGTTAGATACAGATTGTCTAAGCTCTGACGAGTTATCGTGGACTTCTGTAACTGAATATCCATCGTCCGATCAGCCAGACTTTGCCCAAAAAATTTGTGCGGTACAGGTATAGGGCAGATAGAGTGGAATGGAACATAGTCTGTTTCCTCATCTTCCAATATCTCAGAGCCGCAATAGACAATACGCCTCAATTCAGCGATACCATCATCATCTTCGTCAATACGTATATAGCACTCGTATACCTCTAGCACCTGCATGGAGAAGTCTAGAGACGTATTCTGATCCGGTTGTTCGCCATTTGGGAAACGAGCAATACGCTCTGCATTGAACTCAAGATCGTTATATGTTGGCAATTCGTCAACTGTGTCCTGATCGTAGCCAATAGCGATTAACTCTGAACGAGTCATCAAGCGACGATGCGCTACGAAACTAGCTTGGTCAATAGTCTTGGCTGACTTAGAGATAAGGAATTCTTCAGGTGGTACGTTCTCAATACGCACCTGACCTGATTCTTTAATGCGCTGAACATAGACTTCAAACTTAGGGACTTGTATGACATTGCCCATCATGTCCGACATTTCCGTATATTCTATTTCCTGCTTGACAACCTTTAGAGTCTGATCCGATAGCAATAGAGCAAGCTCATCTTCTGACAGATTCTTGTATTCTTCTTTAGTTACGTCTGTAGATTCATCCCAATATGATTTAACTACGCCTACCTTTTGCAGCAGAGCATCTTTAAACCAGTTGTGAAGGATAAGCATTCCATCATTATCACGATAGAAAGCCCAATTACAGTAGTCAGTAGCCTGTCTAGCTGATTCCTCATCACCGGGACTCTTAGGCTCAAAGTAGACAATATCTTCGGTAGTCGTAAATACACGCATTAACTGTGGCAATGCACCATCGATAGCTTCAGCTACCTCACCAGTTACGATCTGCGAGCGACCTTCTTGCTCATTACCGTAAGGATAGCGTAAGTAATACTCTAATGCCCTCTTACGATCCTCGGTAGTCTCGGTATCAAGATAACCAATACTGTTATCTATTTCGTTCTCGATGATACCTTTTACTTTGCCTGCATCCATCATAATGCGTTCCTCTTAGGATTTTCGCAATTATACAATCCATTTAGTGTTAATGGGCAAATCTGACTGCCATGAAGTCTCGTCTTGGTCAAGGCTTATCGCTAAGTACCTGAAAGCGTCTGCTGCATGGCTAGACCAGTCATGTAGCGGCTTGTCGTAGAACACTTGCTGGCGCTCGTTGTACTCTCTACGGTAGTTTCTTAAAGCATCTAGACCTTGCTTAGTCTTATGATCGAACCAACATTGCGGTAATAGCCTTCTAACGGCTTGTATGCCATCTGCAACCGACAATCTAGGAGCTACAGTTATATCGAGTCCTGCTTCCTGCAAAACCTCTTTACGGCTCTTTCCTGTGCCTAACTCTCTTACTTCGACGTCATGAGGCAAGAACTGCGTGTAGCCTTCGTAGCCGTTATCTTTGAGCCAGCGTACATACCAGTCCAGACCGACACCGTGGTTCTCCGTAAAATCAATGAGACGTACTTCTTTTCCAACCACCTGAGCAACCCACAGAGAAGTAGAATCGCTAATCCCCAAATCCCAAGCAACATAAGACTTACATAAGTCATCAGGCTCGATAGTGGTGATCCGGTTCTTCGCCTCAAGATCGTTGATAATCTGCCCATAATAGCTACCTTCAATTGGACTTGAAAAGCTGCACTCAAATTCTTGCTGATACTTGTCCTCTCCCATCTCTTTGCGAGCAGACCAAAGTTCTTTCTCTGGGATAATGTTTGTTTCACTAGCTTTGAACTCAACCAAAGCCCAATCTTCTGACTTTTCGGCTCTCTCTTTGAACTCTTTAAAGTGGTTGTTTCCTTTAGGAGTGCCAATAAACAAAGCCCATCCCAATCGATCAGCCAATGCAGGTCTAAGCACTTCGTTCCAGACTTTAGGGTTCATATCCCCAACCTCGTCTAAAACCACTCCGTCATAGTAAGTTCCTCTGAGTGAGTCTGCGTTATCTGCCCCATGAAGCGATATACGCCTACCCCAGAAGTCCACCCTAAGTTCAGATATGTTGACTGTCGCACCTAGCGGTCTGGTATATTTAACCAAGTAATCAAAAGCAATCCTCTTGGCTTGTGTATACGTTGGAGCTACATAAGCGAATCTAGGTTCTTCTAAGTTGCACTCTATAGCTCGTTTTATTAGCTGATTAATAGCAGCCACAGTCTTTCCGAACCTCCTGTGCATGACCCCGACAACAAATCTATTTGCGTCTAATGCATCGTGTAGGATTATTTGCTGCTCTCTAGGAGTATATGGGATAACTATTTCACTCATTCGGTACAGAGTTCTTCCGTATGTAGGCTGCTATAGCTTCAAAAACTTCAGGATCATCGCAATTCGTCTTGATTCTATTAGCTTTCCAAGAAACAATATTTACGTTTCCTTTAGTATAACCTTTACTAGGATTAACTTTATCAAGTGTAGGCGTTGAATCGCTGTGCGTACCTTTTCCTTTTGACGTAAGTTTTATACCAAGAACAGGACAAAACTCAGGTATCTGACAATCTTCTGGCTCAATATCAAATGGCAATTGATAACGTCTAGCTCTATTCCTTGCTTCGACCCATATTGTTCTTGCTGGATTTTTGTAATAACGCTCTTTACGCCACGCTACCCAATCTTCTCCAGAAGCATATTCTTTAACGCATAATTTGCAATACGTCTGTCTGCCCGTTAAAGACTTTGAATTTCTATAGAAATACTCTGGAAGTTTATATTCTTTGCACTTGCCGCAATGATGCTTTTCAATTCCATCAACCAACACAACTCTTTGTTTTCTATCCATCATGTCCTCCTGATGAATATTATAATATTAATTTAAAAAATATTCAAAATATTACTTCTGCCATGTAACCACGTGCTGCTGAGGAGCACCATCAACGCCACTTATCTCAGTCCTAGCCAGCTTAGGTATATGGTACTCACTTAGCTTATTCATTAGATCAAGTGCCTTATAAGGATCGTCTTGAGCCACTTCATTAAGCCATCTATCCATATTAGGAGCATTGCGCTCTAGTAGATTAGCAATAGCCTCTCTTACGATAGCTGTTGACTTATTAACTGCTCCTTTAGGTCTACCCTTACCTGCATTAGTTAATGTCGGGTAATTTTCAGGACTTTCTTGCTCTATTTTGCTGTCTTGTGTTTCCATTTTTGCATTACCTTCCCGGTGTCATGCTCTCTTTGTAGCCACATCAAACATTGCCTCAAATTGATTAGCAACAAACAATGTATCGTCATCATTCATGCTATCAAGCAATATCTCTCTGCCACTATGTAATTTTACAAAATCAGTTCCTTTAGGAAGATGATTGTTTCTAAACCACGTTATAAATGCTTTTGCTTCTGAAATTGTCATTGCATTATCCTCTGGATGTCATGCTTACTTACGTTTATCTTTCTTTGGCATCTCTACATTAGGTCTTGCAAGCAATCCTAACGGTACTTCTCCAGCTAATAAGTCTGGAGCAGCTAATCCCATTGTTGCTGCTATTGCTGAAGTTTTTCTAAATGGATCAAATGCAGCGAATCTTGATCGCAATAAATCAGCATCATTTATAGAAGTAACATCACTTTTTTGTTTTTTATAAAACTTATCTAAATAATCCCTAGATTCTGCAAATTGCTTTCCAGTTACATTACTCCATGTTTCGTCAGGATATATATTGTACTTATCTTTTAGATATTCTTTTGCTCTAAGAACATGACTATTCGGTCCTAAATCTTTTATATTTTTTAGTTTAATACCGCTAAATCCAGCATCTTTAGCCAGCATAGCTAATTCATCCGTTGATGTTCCAGCATTTCTGTCTAAACCTAGAATATCAATTAAATCGTTTTGTTTTGATTTTAGTATATTGGTATCTATATCATTCCAATTTCTTCCTCTTGCATTTGTCGTTAATAAATTTTGCTCTCTTAACAACAATGGAATTATGTTTCCACCCTGACCAACCCCACCCAAATAAGTTTCTGCAGCAATTGGATTACTTGTTACAAAAGCACCAGCTCCTGAAGTTTTACCTTTTCCTGCTGTACTCATTGCGAGAATATCCGCATTAGTTCCATGATAAACAGGTACATTAAACCCCATTGCCTTAGCTCTATCCATAGCGGTATTATCTGCAGGCAATCCTAATCCACCTTTATTTTTTGGCAATGCAGCTCTTTGTTGAGCAAGCTGCAACGCTTCTGCTTGAGGATAATTTACTTTACCAATAGTAGAACCAGCAAAACCCATCGCTAAATCTCTAGTGTAATCATCCACCATTTTCTTTGCTGCTAATTGCTCAGGCGTAGATGGTCTACCATTAATAGCATTACGCTCTGCTTGAACCGCCAATAAAGAAGCCTGATTAAACGCACCAGCTTGCTGATTCATCTGACCAATAGCTGCTCTAGGATCATTAACCAACAATCCAAGCCTTGTACCTAAGTTCTGATCTATAAAATCAAGAATCCCTGCCATAAAATGCCTCGTACATATCCGGTCTGTTAGTCTTTATCCATTCCCTCGGTTCTTCATGGCACTTAGCAAAGTCTGTTCCAACTGTCTGACTTCCTGCGTGATGAACGTAACCTCTGCTGACAAAGTGAAAATATCCTGCTTTGCTTAAATCGTGACATATTATATTGTCTGAATACCAATTAGTGCTAGGGAATTGTGCTACATCCCATGCTTCCTTGCTTATGGCAGCGAAAATAGGAGCAATGACATCAGTCATCTTGATGTGTAACTCACTCTCCCACTTTAACGCTGAGAATACGTCATCTTCTTCAGATACTCGTATATTCTGTGCTGGTAGTACGTAATCTGATCTTGCACCTAAGAATCCAACCTTAAATGACTTGCTGACATACTTGTAATCCGCTTGCATCTTTTCAATGGTATCGGGAGCCAATACTACATCGTCATTAGCAATGATTAGTGAATCGTAATTCCCTGTAGAAAAGGCATAAGAGACAATTGCATTATACGCATCTCCGAAATTGGTAGCAGTATTTGGTCTGAATA